GCTACTGATACTTTCTCTATGGAACTCGTAAAGGAATTACTTCAAGGTTTTCTTGATGAAGGTTCCTTTAAGGTTCCTGGAGTTGTAAGAGCTCTTTGGAAGTTCTCCTTTAGTCCTGTATTTGTAAAATACCCTTCATGGTCTAAGGTTCCTAGTTTGACAGAATCGAAGAGAGGTGTGTTAATGGGAAACCCTACATCATGGTTCCTTTTGAACCTTTTGAATAGATTTGTTTATGATCTTTCAAAAGTTTTAGCAAGGAACCATGTGTACCCTGATCATTTCTCAGGGTTCACCTTATTGATTGGAGTTTTTAATATTAATGAACTCCAACCTTTGGTGAACCATGAGAAAGCTCAGTGTGGAGATGATTTGATTTCCTATTGTGGATCATGGGAGTTTCGTTGGTACGAAACTATCATGAAACATATAGGATCCATTTTATCTCCAGGGGTCCATATGGAGTCGAGTTCACGAGGGATATATACAAAGCAACTCTTGATACTTGAAGAATCAGGAGTTAACTTTATAGATATCCTTCGTGTTCGATCTCTTTTAACACCCTCTTCTCGATTACCTGGTTTTAAAGAGGTCAATCCAATTTGGTCTCGCGGTAGTTCTCTCTCAAGTGAACTTCGGTGGTGGCCAAAAGGAAAAATTTACAGCTCTGCTGTAACTTTTACCTTTTGGGTCTACCACGATTTCATTAAGAGATGTATCTACCTCGGACTAGAGATTTACTTACCGAAAGTATTAGGAGGTTTGGAATTTCCTAATTATAGAGGTAAGATAAAAATCTTTAGCCCTAAGACCAAATGGATGATCTCTATTATTACCAGGCGTTCCCAAAGTGTCTCTGAGTTAATTAACTTAGAGTCATTAGGTTCCGTTTGGAATCCTAATTTTTATTCCAAACTCGGTATGAGAGTTTCTAAAGAAATTGAAACTCTTACAGCGAGGTTTTTGGATCGAGATGATTCTAAGGGAATACCCTTAGAAAAAATCCCACTTCCTTCAGAAATGAAGGAGTATCCAAAATTTGGAATGGACTCTGAGTTAAAGTCTTTTAAGGATCTTGTAAAGAAAGATTTTATTTCTTATCAAGATCTTTATAAGAAAATTTCTCAGAGACTTTATGAGAACTTGTCATACCAGGAACCTCAACCTATCCTCCAAGAGTGTCCATCTTTGCATACTGTCTCGAAAAAGTTTCATTTAGTTCGAGATAATATTTTAAAGAGGGACCCTTTTAGGGGATATTCTTGTCCTAGGATAAACTCTCAGGATGACCTGATTAAGATCCTTAAAGGATTAAATTGGAAACTAAATTCTGTTTTCTTTCCTTCGAAAGTAATCAGTATTTTAGATTCTCGATTTCCTCCTCTAAGTTTCTCCCGAGATGCTACATTTGGGGTCCTAATGCAAGAGC